CCTTGTTACACGTGCTTTGGAACTATTCAGCCTTGCTGACGTAGACCCAGCAATTGCTAACATTATTGCGTTCAACCTTGCAGATTCAATTGACCAAGTTGCGATGGAAACATTACGCGCTGGTTCAAACGTAATCTACTCAGGTGCAACAGCAACTTCAACAGCAACAGTTACTGCTGCTGCAACACTATCTTCTGCTAACGTCCGTAAGGCTGTTGCAAAGTTACGTGCTGGAAAGTCTATTGCTCGCAAGGGCTCACTCTACTGGGCTGGAGTTCACCCAGAAGTTTCACACGACCTACGCGCCGAAACAGGCTCTGCAGGTTGGTTGCTTCCTAACCAATATGGTCAGTCACAAGACCGCATCTGGGCAGGAGAAATCGGTAACTACGAAGGTGCATTCTTTGTTGAATCACCACGTCTTTACAATGCTACAGACGGAGCATCATCTGCTCGCGTTTACCGCACAATCGTTGCTGGGCAACAAGCACTTGCAGAAGCAGTTGCTGAAGAGCCACACGTAGTAATCGGACCAGTAGTTGACAAGTTGATGCGTCACCGCCCAATGGGTTGGTATGGCGTTCTAGGCTTTGCACGCTACCGTGAAGAAGCACTATACCGCATTGAATCAGGTTCATCAATCGCTTCCTAAGTTGATTGAAGGTAGGTCAGGGGCGCAAGTCCCTGGCTTACATTGGGTTCACTAAGGAGAACAATGGCTAATTACACATTCGTTACACCGACAGTATCTGAAGGTCCAATTGGTAGGCACCGTTTGTTCTATTTTAGAAAGATGAACAAAGGGATTACAATAATTAAAGTTGGCTCAACTTACTCACAAGTAAGATACCCAGTAGACCAAGACCTATTAACTTATGATGCCGTCTACAGAGGTGGTTATAACTACACCGTAAATGATGCTACAAAGGCAGAACTCATTGCAGGTGGAGTAGATGTGACAGAAGCAAACTTTACAGCGCAATAGGGGGCAATATGAAACACTGGGAATATCATCCAGTCTATGATGAAACTTGTTTTGGCTGTAAGGCTGGAACATTGCAAATGAATGCAGGAGATGCAACAAGAGATATACCAGATAAGAAATGGACTGCAGAACTTCAAGCCTACAGAGATGCTAGGTCACAAGGAATGCAACCAGCAGGGACCAGTATGCGGCATATTCAGGAAGCATACAAAGCATCAGAAACATTAGGCAAAGCCTACAATTCAGAAACTATGCCTAAAGCAAAAGATATAAATAAAAAATCCGCAGAAGTTCTCAAAGAGATTGGAAAAATATAATGGCTAAAATGTCACCTAAGATGATGAAGGCTTACTCAAAATACGAGAAGGCAGAAGCACCAAAAGAAAAGATGAAAGAAGCCAAGGCTGGTATGGCTATGGGCAAGAAGACTTCAATGAAGAAAATGGGCAAGAAGAAGTAAATGGCTAGTTATTTAGAAAATCTTATGAAAGAAGCCAAAGATGTAAAAAAGGCTATGAATAAGACTTCAGAAAATTCTTCTAAAGGAAGCACATACCCACCAAATGATATGGCTCAAGGTGGCAAAGGACGCGAGTATTACAGAGACCAAGCCAATGCTTCACGTCAAGCCCAAGATGACCAATTTGGTCAAATGATTGGCGCACTTGTTCAAGGTCGTCGTTATGATGATAAAACTGGAAAGCAGATTAAAAAGAAATGAAAAAAGCACATCGTGGATTTAAAGCAGTTCAGAAATCTATTGCTAAAAAGCAGGGTGTATCTATGGAATCTGCAGGAGCAATCCTAGCAGCAGGTGCTCGCAAGGCATCACCAGCAGCGATTAAAGCAAATCCTCGCCTTAAGAAAATTTCTGGTGTAGTTAAGAAAAAAGGTAAATAATGAAACTTAACAAACCTAAAGGCAAGACTGTTAAGGTCAATCTAACAAAAATGAAGATTGTATCAAAGCAACCTAAAGTAAAAACTGGTCCTGTAGTCAACAGACCAGCAAGAGATACTAGAGCAAAGTAAAGGATAAGAAATGGCAAAAGTAACAATCACTGGTCTTAAGACACGCACAATGGCAAAAGACAAGAAGTCTGCAACACCTATTCATAAGTCAAAACCAGGTCCTGGAATGGTTTATACAAAGGCTCCAACAGTTGCAAAAGACAAGGCATATAACTCAAAGCAAATGTAAGTAGGGATAATTATGACTGAAGCGTGGACACGCAAAGAAGGCAAGAATCCCAAGGGAGGCTTGAACGCAAAAGGTAGAGCATCTTACAAGGGTGGAACTTTAAGACCACCAGTTAAGAGTGGCGACAACCCTCGTAGAGCCTCCTTCTTAGCCCGTATGGGCGGGGCTCCTGGACCTGAGCGTAAACCTAATGGTGAACCTACACGGTTGCTATTGTCTTTAAATGCTTGGGGTGCTAGTTCAAAGGCTGATGCCAAGAAGAAGGCAGCAGCAATATCTAAGAGAAACAAGGGTAAGTAATGAAGAAGAAAGCATTTTGGGATAAGAAGAATCCTAATAAGAAATCTACTCCATTAACTCCAGCGCAGAAGACAAAGGCTAAAGCCTCTGCTAAAGCAGCAGGAAGACCTTATCCAAATCTTGTAGATAACGCAGCAGCAAAAAGAAAATAGGAAAGCAGGGGACAATGCAAGAAACAGTATCAATCGCTTGGTGCGACAACGGTATGGTAGATGGAAAGTTTATGCAAGGTATTACTGATGTATTAGTAAAATCGGGTATAACTTTTACTTCAACAATCCGTAGTGGTGGAAATCAAATTGCACGACAAAGACAAAGAGTAATTGAATTCTGGCACGAAAGCAATAAGTCAGACTGGTTGCTTTGGGTAGATTCAGATGTGGTCATTAGTCCAGAGAAGTTCAAACTTTTATGGGACAACAAAGATGCAACAGAACGCCCATTAGTTAGTGGAGTTTACTTCACAACAGATAACCCAGAAGAACCTTTAATGGTTCCGATGCCAACAATCTTTAACTTTACCAATAAAGGTGATGGAACTTTTGGTCTATCCAGAATCCACCCAATGCCTAAGAATCAACTAATCAAGGCAGATGCAGCAGGTTTTGGATTTATCCTAATGCACCGAAGCGTAGTTGATAAAGTAAAGCAAGTAGCACCAGATGGACAAATGTTTATGGAAATGGGCAGAGGCAGTAAGTTCATAGGTGAGGATATATTCTTCTTCGCCCTATGTGACCAGGTTGAAGTTCCATTGTATTGCCACACAGGAGCAACCGTTCCTCATATGAAACGTTTCTCTTTTGATGAGCATTACTACGCCGCATTCTTTGCTGGCGAACAAAAGAAATCTAATATTATATTACCAAATAGAAAGAAGTAGATAATGGCAAAAGGTAGAGCAGGGAGCACTCTTGTAGAAGAGTTAAATCGTCTTGCCAATGGTGGAACATTACCACCTATAACCCAATGGTTAGATGATGATGGTGCTGCAAATAAACTTGCTGGCACAACTGGTCTTGCTGCTACTGGTGCTTGTAATATCTATGCTGGTTTACCTATTAGCCAATGGAAAGACCTTCAAGGTGCCTGTAATGCTATTGCTGGAACTGTTGGACTTGGTGCTGCAGAAGCCTTAAGAACTATTGATGCTTCACCTGTTTTCTCTGTTAACTTTATGGTATTAGCAGGTGGCGGTGGTGCAGGTGGTGGTTATGAATCTGGCGGAGGTGGAGCAGGTGGTTTACGTTCAACTATTGATGCTACTGGTGGCGGAGGTAGTCTTGAATCTGCTCTATCACTTTCCCCCTCTACTAATTATGCAGTAACTGTAGGCGCTGGTGGCGCAGCAGGTCTTGAAGGTTATAATAGAGGAACCAATGGTGCTAATTCTATATTTTCAACTGTAACTTCTTTAGGTGGCGGAGCAGGTGCAGGAATTAACTCTGCTGGTTCTGCTGGTGGTTGTGGTGGTGGTGGTGTTCGCATTAACGGAACTGGTGGCTCAGGAACTGCAAACCAAGGTTATGCAGGAGGAACTGGTGCAAGTATTGGTAACGGTAGTGGAACGGGTGGCGGTGGTGGAACTGGAACCGTAGGTGGTGATGGAGTTGCATATGTTGCTGGTTCTGGTGGTAATGGTGTAACAGTTTTAGGAACAGTTTATGGCGGTGGCGGTGGCGGTGCTGGCAATGCTGGTGGTGCTTCTGGCGGAACAGGTGGTGGTGGCGCTGGTTCTTTAACTACTGTTGGTGGTAACGGAACTGCTAACCGAGGCGGCGGTGGTGGTGGTGTTAGAGAATATTTCTCTGGTGGTTCAGGTGGTTCAGGTATTGTCATCCTTAAATACCCTGATACAAAAACTATAACTATTGGTGCGGGGCTAACAGGCTCAACTGCATCAGCAGGTGGATTCAAAACAACAACAATAACTTCAGGCACAGGAAATGTGAGTTGGGCATAATGGCACATTACGCTTTTTTAGATAGCAATAACATAGTAACCGAGGTCATCGTAGGTATAGATGAAACGGAACTAATTGAGGGCTTAGACCCTGAAACTTGGTATGGCAACTTTAGAGGTCAGACCTGCAAACGGACTTCATACAACGCCAAGACTACTGGCTTTAGAAAAAATTATGCTGGCATAGGGTTTGAATATGATTCATACCGCAATGCATTTATTGCGCCTAAGCCAACTTGCCATCCTGAAATAGTCTTGTTCAATGAAGAAACTTGCACTTGGTCTTGCTCAGATAGTTCACACACAATAACTGAGGGGTAATAATGGCAACCACACTATCGGATATGATTAATGAGGTTTTAATTAACCTTTCAGGTTATACCTATGCTCAAGATAGAGCAACTTATTTAAAGACTGCTGTTACTACAACCACATCCTCTAGTGATAATCCAACTATCTTAAGCCTTGGCTCAACTGAGAACGTAGGTAAGGGAACACTTGAGATTGATGAAGAACTTATGTGGGTTGATTCATTTGACCGTATTAGTAATACAGCAACTATCTCACCTTACGGTAGAGGCTATTTAGGAACTGCACCAGATGTGCATTCCAAGGATGCTAAGGTAACAATCTCTCCAACTTTCCCACGCTATGTTATTAAGCGTGCTATCAATGATGCTATTAGGGCTGCAAGTTCATCCCTTATGACAGTGAAGACAACAACATTTACTTATCAATCACCAGTAACAACATATGCTTTTAACAACTTAGATATAGTTAATATCTTATCAATGTCTTGGCAGACAATTGGACCATCTAAAGAATGGGTTCCTCTTCGTCATTGGACTTGGGATTCTGCTGCAAATTCTGCAGCATTTGGTGAAGGAGCACAGTCTGTAACTATTGGTGATTACATTACCCCAGGCAGAACCGTAAAAGTTATCTACTCAACTAATGCAACTCCATTTACTTCTAATACACAAGATTTCTCAACACAAACTGGACTTGAAGATTCTACCAAAGACTTAATTATTCTTGGTGCTTCATACAGATTGATTACTTATCTTGACCCAGCACGTGCTTCTGTTACTAGCCCACAGGCTGATGAAACAGATAGTAAGCGTCCTTATGGTTCATCTCAAACTGCAACCAAACAACTCTATGCTCTTTACACTCAACGTCTAAATGAAGAAGTTCAAAGACAACAAAAGCAATATCCAATTCGCGTCCACTACAGCCGATAGGTAAATAAATGACAACTAGAAAATATTCCTCAAAAGCCCAGCAAACAACGCTGAGTGCTCCAATCACTTCTACTGCTACATCAATGACCGTAGTTAACGGCGCAGCAGTTATGGGTGGTAAAACACTTACTGGCACACAGACCTATACAGTGGTGATTGACCCTGATACAGCCCTTGAAGAGATTGTAAACGTTACCCTATATTCATCTGGTAATACACTAACAATTGCTAGAGGTATTGACTCATCATCTCCTGGAACTGGAGTTGCCCACGCTGCTGGAGCAGCAGTGCGACATATGGCAATCGGTAGAGATTACCAAGAAGCCAATGACCACATTGAAGCAAGCACAGCAGTTCACGGTCTAGCAGGTTCCGTAGTGGGAACCACTGATACTCAGACTTTGACTAATAAGACCATTGTTGCTGGAAGCAATACTATCACTGGCATCACCTCAGCAATGATTACAGATGGAACTATCGTCAACGCAGATATCAATGCTTCTGCTCAGATTGCTTACAGCAAAACTAACCTTACCAACAGCATTGTAGATGCAGACGTTAATGCCTCTGCTGCTATTGCTTGGACCAAAATTGCTCCATCATCCACAGTATCTGCAACTGAACTTGGCTATGTAGACGGTGTTACTTCATCTATTCAGACTCAACTAGATTCTAAGTTGGCTACTGCTACAGCCTCAAGCACTTATGCTCCGTTGGCTAGTCCAGCCTTAACTGGAACACCAACAGCACCTACTGCTACTGCTGGAACTAATACTACTCAAGTGGCAACAACAGCATTTGTAGGAACTGCAGTATCTAACCTTGTTAATGGTGCCCCATCTACCCTTGATACTCTTGCAGAAATTGCTACTGCTCTTAACAACACAGCAAACTTCTCAGATACTGTAGTTCTTAAGACTGGTTCTACAATGTCTGGCAACCTAGCAATGGGAACCAACAAAGTAACTGGCTTAGGAACTCCTACAACATCTACTGACGCTGCTACTAAAGGCTACGTAGATACAGTAACAGTTGCCCCTAGCAATCTGACTGGTCCAATCACATCTGTAGGCTCAGCAACTAGCGTTGCTTCTCAGACTGGAACTGGTTCAACATTCGTAATGAATACTAGCCCAACTCTTGTTACCCCAGTCCTTGGCGTAGCAACAGCGACTAGCATCAATGGAACATCTATTCCATCTAGCAAGACATTGGTTGCGACTGACTCAACTACTTATGTGGTTCCTTCTCAGGGTGGCAACTCTGGCAAATATTTAACAACTAATGGAACTGTATCTTCTTGGGGAACTGTAGACGCTCTACCAAGCCAGACTAGTAACGCAGGAAAATATCTAACAACAGACGGAAGCACAGCATCTTGGGCAACCGTAACAACTGACCCAACGGCTGACATCTTTATGATGATGGGCGCTTAAGAAACTAAGGAGAAATACAAATGGCAAAAAAAGTTCTAGGACAAAGTAATCCATCGGCAACAACAGCAACAACCCTTTACACTGTTCCTTCTGCTAAGAGCGCAGTTGTTTCATCTTTAATCATATGTAATCAAGCAGCAAGTGCTGCAACATTCCGTATAGCAGTGCGCCCTTCAGGTGCAACATTGGCAGCAGTTCATTACATTGCTTATGATGTCACCGTAGGTGCATCAGATACTACTGCTTTAACACTAGGTATCACATTAGCAACTACAGATGTTATTACTGTTTATGCATCAACTGCAACACTTTCATTCCACGCTTACGGAGATGAGTCCTAATCAATGGGTATCACTAAATTTTCTGGAGGAATTAACGGTAATTATTATCCAGTAAGTCAGGCAACTTATACTGCTACTACTGGTTCTCCTACTATTGATACTTCATCTCGCGCTGGTAAAACTATTATTAAATACACTGGCTCTGGTTCTATTACCATTGGCGTTCCTGGCTATGTTGAAATCCTTGTAATGGGTGGTGGCGGTGCTTGTGGTATGCAAAACACTAACTATCAAGGCGGCGGCGGTGGTGGAGGCGGAGTAATTTATTCAACTTCTGCATTTCTGCCAGCAGGAACACATACTGTAACCGTTGGAGCAGGTGGAGCAAAAAATGATACCGCTCCTACAAATGGTGGAGGTAGCGAAGTAGGTCCTTACGCTGCTTTAGGTGGTGGCACTGGTGGTCCAAACAGCAATAGCATTGGTGCTAAATCAGGTGGCAACGGTGGTTGTGGCGGTGGTGGCGCTGCAGGAACTAGCGGAGGTTCTGCGCTTTTATCCCAAGGTTATAATGGTGGAGTAAGCGGCGGTGGTGGTGCTGGTGGTGCTCCTTCTGGTGATACTGGCGGAATAGGAAGAAGCATTTCAATCACAGGAACTTCTGTTTCTTATGGCGCAGGTGGCAATGGCAGTGCTCAAGGTGGAGAAAACTCTTACTCTGCTAATACTGGTCACGGCGCAGCAGGTGGAACTTACAATGGCGCTAATGGCGCATCTGGTTATGTAGTAGTGGTGATTGGATAATTATGGCACACTTTGCAAAAATAGAAGATGGCATTGTCCGTCAAGTAATTGCAGTAAGCAATGATGTTCTTAAAGATAACAATGGAGCAGAACAAGAATCTATAGGTGCTCAATTCTGTCAAGACACCTTTGGTGGCACTTGGGTGCAGACATCCTACAATGCTAACTTCCGAGGTAAGTATGCAGGAATAGGCGACTTATGGGATGGAACAAACTTTACAACCCCAACAATTGAGGAATAACTATGACACTTAGAAGTTTTAAGCGTTCTAGTGTAACCAATAATATTAACTATAAAAGTATGCTTGTTGGTAATGAATTTTACAATCCTGTTCCACCTACAGTTGAATATTTAGTTATTGCTGGCGGTGGCGGAGGTGGTGGCACTGCTGCACTTTATGATGGTGGTGGAGGTGGAGGTGCGGGTGGATACAGAACTGCATCAGGATTTGCAGTTACTCCAGGTGTAGCAATTACTGTAACCGTTGGTGCTGGTGGCACTAGTAGTTCAGGTTCTACTGGTAATGGAACTGTTGGTAATAATTCTGTATTTTCTACTATAACTTCACTTGGTGGTGGTGGTGGCGGTGCTGATTTCCAAGGTTCCCCAACAAGTGGCGGCTCTGGTGGCGGTGGTAGGGCTAATGGTAGCCAAGCAGGTGCAAGTGGAACTTCTGGTCAAGGCAACAATGGTGGTGCTGGTAACGGTAGTTATGGTGGTGGAGGTGGTGGAGCAGGCGGTGTTGGTGGCAGTGGTGCTAATAATGGCGGTATTGGTTCTGCATCTTCTATTACAGGAACTTCCGTAACTTACGCAACTGGTGGCAAAGGCAAAACTGTTAATCAGCAAACTGGAGCGGCTGGAGCCGCTAATTCAGGCAATGGTGGTGATGGTGCTGGAGCAACAGGTTTTGTGTTATCAGGTGGCGCAGGTGGTTCAGGATTTGTAGCAATTCGTTATGCAGATACTTACAATCTTGCTTCTTCAACAACAGGTTCTCCAACAATTACTACTTCTGGTGGATACAGAATTTATCAATGGACCGCTTCAGGTTCTATTACTTTCTAAATGATTTACGAAACATCCGATATATATCGGACAATAGATGATGCAGTAGATGCAGTTGAAGCATCAATAATTTAAGGAGCATACGTGGCAGGTCGTGATATAACCGAAGGTCGTGGTTCGTCTACAGCAGATGTAGGTTTAGCAATTGCGGTTGATGTTGGTATCGTATCTGACGGTGGAATCTGGCAGAATACAAATGAAGCCTATGACGTTGCTCTAGGTGGTTTACCATTTTTCTATGCTATCAATGATGCACGCCCTTACATTAGGCAGACTGCTCCATTCCGTAAGGAACAATTTGATAATCAGACTGAGCCAGGAGAGCAATCTCTAACTGGTTGGTGGATTAGAAGTCAGATGTCATTCCACTCTGGTTCAGGAATCAAATTCTATGACCCAGCAACTACCGATGAGGTAGGACACTATCGCTTTGCTGACTGTAAAGGGCTAAATGTTTGGACTAAGGGACAAGTAACTTTACTTAGAAACTCAACTCAAGGACATATTACAACCAGCCCTATTGCTTCTAATGGCAATGTGCAACAGCACCTACGTTCTATTAAATGGGGAATTAACACTGGCGTATTGCTGCACGATGGATACGATGTAGATAAGATTAATAGTTCTGGAACTGAAACTCACTTCATTGATTACAATAGTGGTGCTGATTCAAAGGTATATGCCATCTGCGATGATGGAACCTATGCCTATTGGATTACTAATACATCAACCAAGAAGACTGTCTATAAGAAGTTATTAACCTTAACGTCTGCTGACGCTGATACAAAAATGTTTGACGAAATAGGGACAATATCTAATGCCACTATGGAGTATGTAAAAGACAGAATTATTATGTGTGCTGATAACAAGGTGTTTGAATTCTCTACATCAGCATCGGCTATGCCTACTGCTGTATATACTCAGCCGACATCTACTCACGTATACACATCTATAACCGCATCAGGTCCTGCTATCTACATTGCTGGATACAATGGTATTCAATCAACTATTCAAAAGTTTACACTATCTACAGCAGGTGTAATGCCTACGCTGACATCAGCAATTGTGGCAGCAGAACTGCCAGTCGGTGAGATAGTCCACAAGATTTATTACTACCTTGGCTATATGATGATTGGAACCAATAAAGGTATCCGAGTAGCATCAGTATCAGACCAAGATGGCTCAATCAATTATGGTCCACTTATTGTGGAAACAACTCAACCTTGCTATGACTTTGCAGCACGTGACCACTTTGTATGGTGTGCTACATCTGTTGCAGGTGAGCCTGGAGTTATCCGTATAGACCTAGGTAACGAATTAGAAACACTTCGTTTTGCCTATGCTAATGATATTTACTATTCAGGTATTACGGGATACAGAACTACAGCCTGTGCATTTATTGCTGATACTGACCAACTAGCATTTTCTACCTGTGCTGGCACAGAATTTGCTGTAAATAATAAGGCTTTAACTTCTAACGTTGCTACCCTTACAACATCAACTGCTCACGGATTAGCAACTGGAGATGTAGTATTCGTAGGTGGTGTTGACTCTACTTTCAATGGTCAATACACAATAACTGGAACACCTACTACAACTACATTTACTTATGCTAAGACTGCATCTAACGTAGCATCAACTGCAGTATCACCTACTGGAACAGTAGCAAAGGTCGGTTACAACTATATTGAAGATGCTGCAACGCTTATTGCAAGTGGCTATTTAACTACAGGAAATATCCGCTATGGAACACTAGAGCCAAAAAACTATAAACGTCTTCTTGCACGTGGTGATTATACTTATGGTTCAATGACTCTTGAAACTGTAGATAAAAATGGAACTGAGTATGACCATATTACATACGATGCTATTATTTTTCCAATTGAAGTTACTACTACTCAACCTGGCAAAGCCCAGGAATATGTAGCCTATAAATTTATTATGTATAGGGATGCAACAACTACATCTGCTGGTCCTACATTCAAGGGCTATCAGGCTAAGGCAACAATCGCAACACCACGTCAACGCGTTATGAAGTTCCCAGTCTATTGCTTTGATGTTGAAACAGATAGATACAATGTTCAAGTTGGTTACGAAGGTAAAGCACAGACCCGTCTTTTGGCTCTTGAAGAGTTAGAAAGTAATGGAGATGTTGTTACCTGGCAGGACCTAACTACTGGCGAACAACGCCAAGTTGTTATTGAACAAACCTCATTCACTCGTATGACCCCACCTGATAAACGTTTTGATGGTTTTGGTGGAGTCCTTGACATAACCATTAGGACAGTATAAATGACAAGCACCGAATGGGCTGGATTCTTTGTAGCCATTATGACATTGACAGCAGGGTTTGCTGGATTCACTAGATGGTTAGTTAAACATTATCTATATGAATTAAAACCAAATGGGGGCGATTCTGTTAAAGACCAAGTGAACCGATTGGAACAACGAGTTGACCAAATTTACATCTTGCTTTGCGAAGGTAAGAAGTAGTCTAGCAGCACTGGCAATAATCCTTGGAACATCTTTAGCATTAGCACCATACGCCTATGCCAATATGGGATTACAGGCTTATTACTATGACAACTTAACTGAAGATAATTTTTATAATGGTGAACCACCTATACCCCCTACTACACCTATGGTGGCAAGTATTCCAGTTGCAACCGTTGACCAAGATTACGACTTGTATCCAATCGCTGGACTTATTGATGACTTTGTTGTTAAGTATGAAAGTTATTTAACTGCCACTGAATCAGCCACTGTCAATCTACAATGTTTAGCAGATGATGGATGTATAGTTATTATTAATGGTGTCACTATTATTAACGAGTGGTGGGACAAGGGAACAGATGGTGGTATATATCAATACACATTAGTTCCTAATGTATCTCTGCCGTTTGTTGTTTGGTATTATGAAAACGGTGGTGGAGCAGTTGTCCAACTACGTTGGCAATTTCCTAATGGAGATTGGAACATAGTTCCTGAAGCAGTTTTTAGCACGGTGCCTAAAGAGATAGCACCTCCAATTGTGGACACATCTACAGTTGTAGATACATCTACTGCAACACAGGAAACTGTAACTGTAATAGTTGAACCAATCCCAGTTCCTCCTGCTCCGCAACCAGAACCACCTGTTGCTATTCCAGACCCAGCACCTGTGGTTATGCCTGACGCACCTCCTGCGGTAGAACCTGAACCTCCAGTAGTGGAACCAGTTCCTCCTGTTGCAGAGCCAGAGCCACCAGTGGTAGAACCTGAACCGCCTACACCTATTGAAGAACCTCCTGTTGTAGTTGAAGAACCACCAGTGGTAGCAGAGGAACCTCCAGCAGTTATAGAAGAACCACCTGCTCCAGTAGAAGAGCCACCTTTAGTGGCAAATGAAAATTCTACTGATGCTGAAAAAGAAATTATTGCTACGGCTTTGATAGAAGCAGCCGCAGGTAATCCAGTAACAGCAGAGGCAATAGCAGCAGCAGGTCTTACCTATGCTGACTTGCCACCTCAAACACCTGTTGAAGTTCGTCAAGATGAGAATGGAAACCAAGTAGTTATTACCGCTGAAGTAGCACAAGCACTAACAGTTCTTGAAAATCCAGCAGCATTAGTAACTGCAATCTTTACAGACCCAGCCCAAGCACTCCTAGCATTAGGAAGTATTGGTGCTGATATGTCACCGCAAGAAAGAGCAGAATCAGAAAAGACAATCGTTGCAGCAGTAATTGTAGGTGGCATAGCCACTCAATCAGCATTAACTGCAGCAGCATCAGCGGGGACCGTAGCATATAGGAGAAAACCATAATGAAACATTGGTTATCAGACTTCTTAGGTCAGGCTTGGACTCTACTAGGAATGTTCGTAGCGTGGGTTGTCCTTGATGGTTCAGCCAAAACAGTAGTTGGTTATGCAATTGTATTTACAATGCTTACTTGGTCAACAACTTATTGGTTACGCAATCCAAAGGATGATTAGTGAAGAACATTAATAATATTTTTATGAGGATAGTGGCAGTCTTTGCTGCCTCTGGTCTATCAGTTATAGGTGCTGGAGCCGTTGTTGGTATCAGCACAATCAAAGCAGTAATACTTGCAGGAACTCTCGGTGTAGCAACAGTAGTTGAAAAACTAGCCCGTTC